TGAATCTTGATTTCACCCTTCTTGACTTTGTCGATGATCTCTTGGTGTGTCGTGTCCTTGAGTTTCTTGAAGTCTTCAATCGAGGGTTTGATGATCTTGTTGACAAGATTCTTTCCACCTTTTCCGACAAGAAGAGAGATGCTCTTCTTGTCATCAAGTTGGAACTTGAAGTTGTGAACGGTCATTTTGGATGCCATCTTTGAATTGAGTGTTTGTGAATTAAAGGGATGAGAAATACCTTTGCACTATTATGTTTTTTGTAATACCAAATAGTTTATTATTTAATTTCAAATTACTATTGGAAAACTGGGAAAATTAGGATTTAAAGGGTAAATAGCATAATGTGTAAATAGCATAATGTGTAAATAACATAATGTGTAAATATAATAATGTGTAAATAACATAATGTGTAAATATAATAGATTTAAAAATATATGGAGTTATATATATAAAAAATGAAATCTGCATTAAAACGTATATTAAATGTTGATATGAAACGTATACAAACTGGTAATTTAAATGAAAATGGTATATATATTGAATTTGATGAAAAAAATATGTTTAAAGCAAAGGCATTAATTGTTGGTCCAAGTGATACAATTTATGAATGTGGTTTTTTATTTTTTGATATAACTTTTCCAAATAATTATCCATTTTCACCACCAGAAGTAAAATATGTACCACAAAATCGTATAAGAATTCATCCAAATATTTATGTAAATGGCAAAGTATGTCTTTCAATATTAGGTACATGGTCTGGACCAGGATGGACAACTGTTATGGATATAACAAATGTATTAATAACTATACAATCATTATTAGATAATGATCCATTATGTAATGAACCGGGATATGAGAAAAAAATGCAACCGAATAAAGAATTATATGATAATTATAATATGGCAATAAAATACAACACAATAAATAGTTTAATTATAAATAGGATTAAATATGATTTAGGTGATTTTGAAGTATTTAGAACAAAAATGATAGAATGTATACATAAATATAATGATAGTATTAATAAAAATATTATTAAAGATAAAAATTTAAAATTAACTCTAAATTTAAAAGTTTACTATATAAGTATTGATATAGATTATGATAGATTATATAATCGATATTTAAAATATTATAAAAATTTGAATTTGTAATATATATAAAATAATATTAAGTAATATATATTATAAAATATGAATAGTACACTTTGCGATAATTGTGATAATTTTATGTTTACATATATTGATGAGGATAAAAAACTATATAATTCTTGTAAAAGATGTGGTAATATCAAGTTATCTGATATGAAATGTATATATAAATCAAATGAAAAAATAGATAAAAGTAAAATTTTAAATGAATACACTCATATTTTAGAAGATCCAACATTACCAGTAATATATAATAAAAATATTAAATGTCCTAATGTAGAATGTGAAACAAACAAAAAAAATAGTATACCTGAAGTAAAGTATATTAAATATGATACTGAAAATATATATTTTATGTATATGTGTAATACTTGTAATCAAAAATGGACAAATGATGAAAATAATATTTAAATAAATTTGAATATATAATAATAAATATACTATATTAAATATGGAATCTAATTTAGAAAATGAAGAAATACTAACAGATGACGACACAAGTGAAACAGATGAAAGTGAAATACTGATAGGTGGTGAGGACAACGATAAAACTGAAATACTGACAGGTGGTGAGGACAACGATAAAACTGAAATACTGACAAGTATTGAGGACAGTAATAAATTTTATAAAATTTACAATAAAGAAAAGAGTAGTATTACAAATATATTAAATAAATATGAAAGAACTAAAGTTATATTTGAGAGATATCAAATGATTGCAAATGGATCAGATCCATTTATTAAAAATCCAGAAAAATACGATAATATATATGATATTGTTTTAGAAGAATTAAAACAAAAAAAGATACCATTTATTGTAAAAAGATCTATTAATGGAAAATATGAATATTTAAAATTAGAAGATTTTGTGATATTATAAATTATATATATATATCTTTTCTATTAAAATAAAATATTTTTTATAATATAAATATGAAAGGTGTTTTTGAGATCTTGATTCCATTAGTATTAATAATTGTATTATTAATGTGTATGATGAATAATAATACTGAAGAGTATTTTAGTGTAGGTGGTGTTACACATGGAGGTGAAGCAAAATGTAATCAAAATAATAAAGAACATTTTAAAGTAGGTGCTAATTTACCTGGAAACGGCGGTAATAGTAAATGCGATGTTACAATGGTATGGGCTAATTGGTGTGGATATAGTAATAAAGCAAAACCTGAATATGATAGTTTAATGGAAAAATATAATGGTAAAGTAATTGATGGTTGTGTAATGAATTTTGATCATGCTGAAGAAAAAGAAAAACCAGAAATTGTTAAGAAATTTCAAACAACAGGTTTCCCAACTTATTATGTAAGTGTTGATGGCAAAAAACACGAAGAGTTTAATAGTATTAAAGAGGATGATATGTTAAGTAAAATAAAATCAATTATTTCAAAACATAAAGGTGGTGGTGGTCAAAATGCTCCTAAACCAGCAGTACCAGCACCTAATAAACCAGCAGTACCAGCACACAATAAACCATCGCATAATAAACCAGCACACAATAAACCAGCACACAATAAACCATCGCATAATAAACCTGGAAATTATGCAAAAGCATACAATAGCGCCAGACCAACCGTTCATGGAGAGATGTTATATAGTAGTTGCAATGATAGTGAATATGGACCCGTGAGATTAGATAGTGTAAGTAGAAATTTGGCAGGTATTGGTAATTCACCGCAAGAAGTAATTGGTTATGGAGATTGTACAGAATTAGAATTTGCTCCAATTAAATTTTCTACTGGTGGGCCACAAATTCCAAGTATGAACAGTTTAAATCCTAGTTTAGGACAATTACCAGCACCTCATATAGATGGTGTACAAGGTATTACTAGACCATTAGCATTTAACTCACCGAATGGCAAAGGATCAAATGCTAATGGCAATGGCAATAGTGGTAACAGTAAAAAAGCAAGAGTAACTATGGTTAGAGCAGATTGGTGTGGTTTTTGTAAAAAGGCAATGCCAGAGTGGGAAAAATTAAAAGGAGAGATACATGATAAAGTTGTAAATGGATATCATATGGTATTAAGAGATTTGGAACAAAAAAGAGATGAAGGTGAAATTAAGAAAGATTATTCTGATGTAAATGGTTTCCCTACATATGTAGTTGAAGTTCAAGGACCTGATGGTAAATTTAAAAAATCGGGAACATTTAATAGTATTGAAAAGAATGATATGCATGAAAAAATAAAAAAACAATTACAATAATTAACCAGTTTTATTGACAACATAAGTTCCTTCACGTTTTCTAGCACCACCAACGACTAATGCATCATCATTTTTATTATCACTGTAATTTTCATCACTAAATTTCCAAAACTCCGGACCACCAATTTTAAAATCTGGATGTCCTTCTGCTTTATACCAAAATACTTGATCTTGTAGACGATTGCTTTTACTATTATTGTTAACAACTAAACATTCATAATTTTCCGTACATTGATCCATTACTTGACAAAACATTTCAAATGTTGGAAACATTCCAGCATAATGTTCATATATTCTTTTTCTATTATTAACTATATTTTCTCTAAGAATAAATACATAATCAATATTTGTTCTTAAATTTGGTGGTATACCTAATGCGAATTGCATAGTAAGAATAAATAATATTTTATAATGTCTACCATTCATAAATAAACTTCTAATATTAATATCTTTAACCCAAGATTGATCATATAAACAATCATCAAGTATTAAAAATGCTCTTGGATCCATATTTGGATTTTGTTTAATTTGCTCTATCATTAATTTTTGTCTTTTTAATATATTTGCTATAATCTCTTTTTTAAATTCACCATGAATAAATAATTTTGGAACAATTGAACCATAAAAACTATTTGCTGCTTCTGTTCCAGAAATAACTTGTCCAACTGGTATATGTTGTTTATGAAATAATAAATCCCTACATAAAAAAGATTTACCTGTATCACGTTTGCCAATTAATACAACTACCTTATCATCATCTATTTCATTCATATTAAATTTTCTTAATTGTATTTCAGCCATTATATATATATTTATAAGTATAAAATATTATAAACATAAACATATTATGTTTAATCTTATTAAATTTTTTAATAGAATACATTAATTCTAATGGATATTCCCATTATTCAATATAAATGGCATAAAAATGATTTTAATATTTTAAATAACTCATGTAAAAAATACTTAGATATTAATACTATTCAATTTTACTTTCCAATATTATCATTATTTTTTTATTATCATAATACAAAAAATGCAAATCATACCGTTGATTTAAAACACAGATACAAAATTAAAGAAATATTAGAATGTGAAAGTTATAAATATTATAATAGTAACAAAATATCAAAATGTAAAATACATGATAATATTTTAAATATGGATATAAATAAAGATTGTTTCATTAAATGTATTCATTTAATTGATCCAATACATATGATGATGAATAATTATAATCTTAAATATAATAATTTGCCAAATAATTATACTTATAATTTTAATAGTAAAATTAATGACTTAAATAATACTAGTTATATTGATGTATTTTTTAGTTTTTTAATGAGTGAACTTGTCCTAAAAAAAGTATCAATTCATTTTCCAATTTATTATGGATCAGTTAATGGTATAGTTGATACTTATAATATGGATATTACTGAAGAATATCCAGAATTTATAAATGAAAAATGGTTTAAAAAAAATATTGGTAAAAACTTTACAATTGATATGTTTGTTGATGATACTAGTAGTCAAGTTGACAGCATTAGTAGTAACACTAGTAGTGATAGTTTTGATTTAAATGATGATTATATATGTAAATTAAACAATTGTCCAGTTCAATATATGTTTTTAGAAAAATTAGATGGAACACTTGAAGATTTTTTAGATACTAATGATATAAATTATGATATATTGAAAAGTTGTTTGTTTCAAATTATATTTACATTAACTCTGCTTCAAAAACATTTTGACTTTACACATAATGATTTACATATTAATAATATTATGTATAAATCTACAAAAGATACTTATCTTTATTATAAATATAATAATAAATATTATAAAGTCCCTACACATGGTTATATTTTTAAAATTATAGATTTTGGTAGAAGTATATATACATTTAAAAATAAAACATATTTTAATGATGTTTATAGTAAATATGGTGAAGCAGAAGGACAATATCACTATCCTGTACCAAATGTAGCATTATACAATGATGATCGATATAAACTTGATATTATACCTAATCCAAGTTTTGACATGTGTAGATTAACTACAACAATATTAGATTTTATAGATGAAAGCGAAAACTTATACAAATTTTTAAACAAAATTGTTATAGATAAAAATGAAAAAAATATATATGAAGATATGTCAGATAGTTTTGATTTATATATTGATATTGCAAAATATTCTTGTAATGGTATACCACATATACTGTTAAATGATGATATCTTTAAAGAATATAAGACAAAAAAAAGATATTTTCCTAAAAGGGACTTTTATACTATGGATTAATATGTATATTAAAATGGAGGAGTTTCTCCA